GAGTTCTCGTGCTTTCCGAGAGCCACTTTAGCGCTCACACGTACCCTGAATTAAATAAGATTTACATTGACGTATTCTGTTGCTCCCCTAATTTCGACACTGAATTGACCTCTCTCGTCATTGAGGAAGAGTTTGCGGCTCTGAAGGGGTCGTGGAAGGTTGTGGGGCGTTAACAGTTCCGGATTTTTCCAGAAGTTTTTAGGGAGTCAATGTCCATTTTAGCACTAAAATACTGCCAAATTGATGAGACTAAAGAGCATATGCAGCAAACAGCCATGATTTTCGGTAGGGCACTGGTTGAAGTTGTTGCCATGTACGCGAACAAACTGCAACATATACATGTGAGTATAATACCACCGATGGACATCCCCATTTTGGCACTGTCACCAAAAGCCTGGAACGTATCTCCAGGGCTTCCTGTGTAACACGTTCCGTTTATGTTAACCGTCGCCGACGAAGCTGGTGACGCCGCCGGTGTATTCATTAATTATTGTTGAGATTTTTTTAGTCTGAAGGGGTCAAGTGACAGTTAGAGTGTTGTCTCTTTTTACATATATGGCGCATGAAATGTCAGACTATATAGACTCTGTCAAAGAGTCCCTGACGGACCAGCAGTACAAGGAGGGAATGGAACTCTGTAAAACGGTTTTTGAAACGAAAAAGCGAGAGAAGAAGCTTTATAAAATGACATACCTGGCACCGTATACGTTCAGTGCACACTGTGACGATGGATGTCCTATTATGAGGATTGGATTTGAAAAGAAAACAGGACTCGTCCAACTGAATGAATACGATGTAAAGTTTATTCAAACAGAACATAGATTTTCTCCTGACGAGGGAAATTTGGAAAGTTTTATAAACACCGATCCTCTTCACTGTTTTCCTCTAGAAAGTGATAGCCTCGATGGAATTATGGAGTGGTGGGAATTTCCTGTTCTTTCGCTCGAGGAGTGCGGTTAATCTTTTTGTGCTCTTCACACATGGGAACCTCTGGAAACTCCGCGTCACACATGGCAATCTTCTTGGCGCGTTCGATGAACGTATTTGGGTCGTATGTGCCCTTCATATAGTTACAATCCTTACAACACGGGCGACAGTTTTCAGTCGTGTAGCATACATTCGAGTCTAAGCGGTCGATGCCGTTCACGCGAACCTCAAGGTCGATGTGCTTACAGTACACACACGGACTTGTGAGCATCACTTTGGCATCCTCGTCAGTAAGGCGCCATTCGATTCCTCGAGTTCCGGCCGCTCGTTTGATGGAATCTAACCGAGGGTTCACATGGGTTCTGTACCACCTGGCACAGTGCTCAGCATTTTCGACGCGCCATTGCTGATTTCTCTGATTATTGTAATTTCTGAACTCATCCGGTCGCTCTTCGAGTTGTTTTGCTCTCCATTTTTCAGAGTATCCTTTTTCTCTTTGAAGTTCGTTGTGTTTTTCACGCCGTTCAGGTTTCTTGTCGTGTTTACGTTGTTTCTCGCGGCACTTGAGGCAGGTCGCCACCTCTTTTCCATTTTTATCCAAAAATTGATCCAACGGTTGTGGTGCTCGAGCGCATGAACACTTTTTGAGTTTAGGGGTCTCCATCTTACTATTATAGTAAGACATTCTTTAAGTTTCAACCTCAGGAACCTTGAACGTTCCTGGGGCCGAAGCCCGTATTTTTGGGTTTTTGATATTTTACAAGTCCTACCACATGAAAATATATATGGTAAGATCAGTTGGAGAAAGCTAATCCACCCATCCCGCTCTGAATTCTGAGGATGTTGTAGTTCACCGCGAACATCTTCTGCAGAGGCGCCGCCAGGGTCTTCATGTTCAGGGACACCTGAGCGTTGTCAATGCGCGAGAAGTTGCAGGTGCCGGTTGGCTGGTGCTCCTCTGGCTGCAGGGCGAAGGAGTACACGTAGATGCCTGGGTAGGGCGTGCCCGAGTGGTACACGTATGGCTGGTACTGGTTGAAGTACTTGCCCAGCTGCTCCTTGAAGCGGTCCTGGCCGTTCAGCACCAGCTTGAAGTCCTTCATTGGGCCAACCTCCTTACCGGTGGCGCCGACCACAGCGGAGCCCTCCTCAATCCAGAAGATGTTGGACGCCGACGCGGTGTTGGCGCCGAACAGACGGGGAGCGCCAATGGTGTGGGGCAGATTGCCACCGCCGATCACGAGGGGAGAGACGTTGGAGGTAACCTGCACGTTCGCGCACGACGTGGAGAAGTTCCACATGCTGTTGGTGGCAGTGGAGGCGGTGTTCTGGTAGCACCACACCAGCTCCTTCACTGGGTGGTTGAAGGACAGGCGCACCGTCTGGGCGACGGAGGTGATGGAGTCACCACCGGTGTGCTGCACCTGCTCGATCAGGTACTCGTGGCCCTTCTGGGCGAAGCGGCGACGCTCCTCAGTGTCCAGGTACACGTAGTTGGCCCACACCTCGAACACCTGGGAAGAGGCGCCGAAGTAGTTGGTGAAGGTGGACGTCAGGTCGAAGTCCAGGCGGACCTCGTGGTACTGCAGGGCAATCAGGGGCAGGTACAGGCCGGGGTTGCGGTTGAAGAAGAACAGCAGGGGCAGATACACGTAGTTCTTGTTGGTGGTGTCGTTCAGCTGGGTGGTGGTCAGCTTGCCGTAGTTGATCTTGTCCGCCTCGTTCAGGAACACCTCAGCGTACAGGCGGAACCACGCCTGGTAGTGCTTGTCGATACGCTGGCCACCAATGGTCAGCTCCACTGCCGCAATGGCACGCTCAGCCACCCAGCACAGGTCAGACGTGCTGTTGTCCGAGGTCAGGTTGGCACCCGCCGCCAGGGTGGGCTGCAGAGCCACGTACATGTTGCCGACCAGATCGCCGTTGCGGGCAATGGTCACGGACACGCGGCCGCTGTTGGAGGGCGTGCCGTTCACCGTCTGCTGGATGTTCTCCATCGCAAAGTTGGTGTGGCGCTTGTACACCGCCTGGAAGAAGGTCACCTTGGGCTGACCAGTCAGATACACATCCTGAGCACCGTAAGCAACCAGTTGCATTAACCCGCCGGCCATTTTCGCTTTGTATTATTCCCCAAGAAAAAAATTTAGACGGATTTCCATTTAAACCCACCGGCTGAGCGACCCCTTCCCTTGCAGCACCTACCTATATGAGACCTATCAGTGTTTGACTTTTCTGATGCTTCCCTTATATTATCATATTCTGCTATAAGGGTCTTCAAGTCAAAGGACCATTGCTGGATCTTAGTAAACTTCATAACCTTGTTGTCCACCTGGGGTTCGGCCTGATTCACAAACTTCCACTGGAACCCTCCCGCAGTTTTTCGACCCTCCTTTCCGTTACATACACGGCCTATGTTCACGGCCAAGGCCCCGTTACCCCCTGAAGCTTCCTCGATCGACACAAACGTCCTGAGGAGTTGGGCGCCATCCTTGGACCACTGCTGGACGGATTTTAGATTAGCTAACCTAATCAACTCACGAGCCTCCTCGTCGTGGTGCTTCCCAAACATGGCGTGACGGTCGCCGGAGCGGACAGAGCTCATAAGTTCCTTTGTGTCCTCATGAAGAACCTTGTTCCTGTTCCCGCCCGTCTCATTGTTGTACCCGCCTGGGGCCAAGGTTCCACGATGGGCAATCTCCTGGATCTCGAGGTCGTCCAGGCGCTCTTGCCAGTTTCCGTCCCTGGGGAAACTGTGAAGAATTTCAATCTGAAATTTGTCCCATCCGTGTAGACGAATGGCGTTGTACAGGTGTCTTTTCCGGCCGTTGTTAACGTCGGAGATGTGTCCGTTCAGGCGAATTTGAAAGTCGTCCTGAACCGTCTGACCTATATATTCCTTACGTGGCTCGAGCTTGCACTTTATGGAATACACAAAGGGCATGCACTACTGAAACTAGCGTAGATTTCTTTAGACGAGACGTGCGCCCAGACGACGCGCCGATTTTCTGGCGCCCTATTAAATGTCTCGCGTGCCACGCCCGCCACCCCCAAGCCCCCCACACGAGGACGAGGAGGACGAGGAGGACCTGGACGATACAGAGGAGATGGACGAGATGGACTTTGGCGACCCCATGGAGGCCCTGGGCGCTTTCCTGGCGACCGAGGACGGTGAGACCGTCGCCACCGCCCTGGTGGGCCTGAAGGACGCGACCGAGAAGATCGCCCTGAACCTCGAGATGCAGAACAAAATTCTGGTCAAAATTCTGTCAGCCGTGTCCAGCGTGAAGGGCTGTGAGTGCAAGGTGCAGCCGCAGTACATCGCCGCACCCGCTTAAAAAAGTCTGCCCCATTCTTAGTAATGTCAAGCGCCAAGAAAGTCCACACAATCCAGAAGGAGATTACTCCCGAACACGATGAAGAAATTCGGATGGCTCACCATACCACCGAAGTCAACTCATGGACGATTGAGGAACTTGAGTCAAAAATAACTCAAGCAGAGACCGATGCTGGTTTTCACATTCGAGCAAACACTCTCGCGGCTGACAAGTCGTGGGCGTACGTCTTGTTTCTGAATGACCAGGAGCGTGATGCGGATGGCTATCCGCGCAATCATATAGTAGAACACGTGAAGACGCGCAAGGACCGTTTCGTCAACAGTTGTAGGACCCTCCTGACGCGTGTGGATAATCTCAACGCCAACAAGCGTCCGAGCAAGGATGTGAACGGGGAGGAATTTACTATTGAATTTCGGATCCGTCGCCTGATTGTCGACCGTCAGGAGATGTTTGAACAGTTTCGCATCTGGGACCGTCGGTTCAACCGTATCAACAACCCGACGCTCGCCATAGACAACAACGACTCGTCCCTGAAGGATGACGATTCCAACACGCCTTACCAGAAGCTTCTCTTGTTTCTGCTTCATCAAGCGTATGACGAGGGGTATCGCCGGTACCGTGACCAATGTTGTATAGAAATTCGAAACACCCGAGCCTGGAAGCAGGTCAAGGAGATCAAGGACTTTGTGTACGACACGACACAGAAGGAGGACAATCCTGAGATGTGGAAGAACCTGACAAGCCGTGGGGGCCTCGTGGGTGATGTCGTGCGTCACCTCACCAACTGCAAGGATTTTCAGTTTCCAGAGATCAAGAAGGATCGGCACACGTGGTCGTTCCAGAACGGCCTGTTGGCGGGCAAGGATTGGGACGTCGAGCAACAAAAGTACCGAATCAAGTTTTACCCTTACAAGTCGCGGGAGTTTCGGGAATTGGATCCCACGCTCGTGAGCTGTAAATATTTCGACTTGCCGTTCGATTCGTACGATGAGATCGAAGACTGGTACGACATTCCCACACCCCATATGCAGTGCGTCCTGGATTATCAGAAGTTCGATGCCGATGTGTGTAAGTGGATGTACGTATTCTGTGGCCGTCTGTGCTTCGAGGTGAACGAGCTGGACGGTTGGCAGGTGATTCCGTTCCTGA